CTGCTAGACTATCGTTGTAATCTAGCACCGACACTAATGATGCCTTGGCATCTGACATTTTCATTATGTTCATTTTTCACTCCTATTATTAGTTGAACACGACAAGTTGCACACTACAATGCTATGTGCGAGTTGATGATAAGCTGATGATAAGTTTTTAAAAAAAATAAAAAAATATCTAAAGCAAATCCCCAAAAGGATGGAAAAGGTTCAAGTGAACCAAATCCATCCCCTAAAGGTTTTACTTTACTGCATCATCGCAAAAGGATTGTCTTGTAGATCATCTTGTGCATTAGGCATATCTTCAAGGCTCATATCATCTCCCATCAAATCATCTAAAGCTTGATCGGTTTCCTCTTGAATATTTACCTCTGCATCTTTTTTAGACTGAACCTCTACCTCGTTTTTGATGCGAGTCTTATGGGCAACCATGTTACCTATATAGAGCCTTCTAAACTCTGCAAAGTCTTCAGAGGATAGACCACCTTTTATTCCTGATTCATCTTTTTTGAGTTCACCAAAAATTGTCCTGATCAAAGACTCTGCTTTGGAAAGGGGCTTGTTTGGGTCAAAAGCTTTTACAAGTTTAGACTCTGAGTCTACCTCATAATCTTTGGTCAGGATATCGCGTATAGCTGAAGGCGTTGCCTGAGTAGGCAATGTACCATCTTTTCTCATCTTGATAAAAGCCCATTGGGTCTTTTCTGCTTTCCTCTTAACTGAACCTTCAGACATACCTGAATCTAAAAGAGCAGTTTTTAAAACCTTCATATCACCTATAGAGATTTTTTTCTTAGAACTGGGGTAGCTTGCGAAAGCAGATAGTGTCTCACAGTAAATGCCAACTTGTGCATTTTGGATTCCACCATTAGCCTCTTTTCTATCTCCCTCAAAATTAGCGATATCTCTATTAAGAGTAGCAATGTTATCAATAGTAGATTTTTCGATTTGTAAGTTTAATTCTTTAGCCATTAGATCACTCCATTTATTTATATTAATTAATTTGTTATATATTATATATAGGTATTAATTCTGATATTTCAAGAGTAGTACAAAAAAAAAGTTGTATTTTTATTAATTAAAAAAAGTACAAGTGAACATAATTTGAGAGGATTAAAAATGACAAAGTTAAGACTAGTAAAAGGGAAAAGAAAAATGCGGCTCCAACTGACTGCCAAGCAGTCTAGATTTTTGGATTTAATATTAGGAATAGGAGTAGATAATCCCTTCACTTATACATCGGCATATAAGGATGCATATAGCTGTGAAAAGATGAGCGATGCGAATATAAGAAAAGAGGCTCACCTATTATTCCATAGCCCCAATTTCTCCCCATTTTATGAAGAGAGAAAACGTCAGATAGAGGAACAGAAGTTGACGCAATCGCTCGGACGAAGAGACAAAATAATTACAGCTTTGGAATCTGAAAGCAGAGATTTTGAAAATGGTAGTCCGACAAGCAGAGTCAGAGCACTAGAACTGCTAGGAAAGATCAGAGAGGTGAACCTATTTTCGAATAACCATGTAATAGAAGATGAATCTAAGTCTGCCGATCAGATTAAGAAGGAACTAGACGATAAGATACGATTACTGCTAGGAGAATAACCCCACCTACCCCCACCCCCCGATGACAAGCGACACGCTAGGCACGACATATGTATAGTAATCTGCATGAATAATACTATCGATTTCCTAAAACGCTTTAAGGTTAGTGAATGGGTTATCTTTAGTGTGTTGTTTTCTTATATTATGGAGAGGCTTATAGAAGGCGATATAGAGGGGTTACTTGTTTGGTGGCACTTGGTGTTGTATTTGGGGTCACTGCCCACTGAGTGACGCTTATTTGTTGGCTATGAGGCTATCTAGCTTCTGTTCTAGTCTTACTAGGTGTTCCACCACTCTATCGATGTCATCTTTATGGTCGTTCTTGTGAACGTATTGTTCTCGTGTTTTATTGAGGAGTATCTGAACTCTTGTGAGTTCATCACTTTGTGATTTGATATACCAGGCTATTGGTGCTATAACTAGAGTTAGTATAAAGTTCCAGAGTATTGGTAAGGTTATTTCCATTAACGGTATACCGTAAAAGAGTTTTATAGTTTAGGTATACCGTAAAGAGGTATACCCCATTATAACGGTATACCGTAAAGAGAGAAGGGTGTAAAGAGAAAAATGGCTAAAAGAAAATCAGGTGCATTAAAGACTGCAAAGTTTCCCCCACCCAGTCCCTTTAGGAATAAGCCGTACAGTTTAGGAGATATTGAGTTTAGGGCAGAGCTTGAGAATCGCTTTGGTATTAAAGACGACCCTGTTGCTCAACTAGCGATTAGAAGAATAGAGCAGCTCACTGGTGGTGACTATGGGCAGGCTATGAAATACATACTTCCTAGAAAAAAAGGTGTAGAAAAGTCTGATTCTGAAAAAAGGCTAGATAAAGTGTTAAAGGACGCAATAGGTGCTAGATCGGCTTCAGGTACAAATGTAAGAGGATTATATCTACCAACAGAAAAAGAAGCTAAATTTAAAGGTAGCTATTCAGGTCCTGTATCTAAAAGTAAAACTTTGCCAGAAATATTTGTTCAGCAGCCCAAAGTATATAAGCGAGAAGTTATAGAAGGTATGAGTAAAGGCGAGCCTGTGCGAACTGTGAGAAACATATTCTCAAAAGACGCTATTAACGAAGCAAATAAAAAGTTTCAAAAGTTTGAGCCAGGATATTTTGAAAGTTTATTGGAAAAGCTAGGAATAAAAGATGTAGACAGAAGTCTAGAAAGAAGAAGAGAAGAAGGCACAATGCCTACTAAAGAAGATATGGAAAAAGTAAAAGACATAACAAACTTTGAAAGAACCACTCGACATGAGCTTACCCATTATGGTTTAGATTTGTTAAGAGCTTTAGGATATAAATTGCCGTCCTATACTGAGTACGATGATCCTGAAACAAAAAACATTAACGAGGCTCTTGAAAGAGAAGAGCGTTATGTAAGTATGTTAGATGACTTGATAAAGATGCCAGGATATAAAGACCCAGACGCAGATTATGGTAAGTTCGGAGAAAAGATAAGATCAAGTATAGAGAACTCTGCTCGTGATGCTCTTAAAAAAGAACGTGGGTACAGACAAGGAGGTTTAGTTGCCATGCTAAAGAGTTTTAAATGAGTGAGTACAAAAAGTATCATTCATCTAAAAAGATGAAGCAGGAACGAGCCTTGAGAAATAAAAACAGAAGGGCAGCCCTGAAGAAGGGAACCGTAAAGAAGGGTGACAAAAAACATATCGATCATCGTGATGGAAACCCAAGAAACAACAAGAAGACAAACCTAAGAGTTGTATCTGCTAGGCGAAACAGAAAGAAACAATGAACCTAGAGCTAAAAGATATCAAAGGTAAGCTATCCACCCTACCCACGGATCAGCAAAAGGAACTCTTAAAACTTTTAGAATCATACGAAGAAGCCAAAAATAAAGAAGACTCAAAAACAGACTTCTTAACATTTGTTAAAATGATGTGGTCATCCTTTATAGGAGGACCCCACCATCAGGTTATGGCTGAAGCATTTGAGAAAGTTGCTCGTGGTGAACTAAAAAGATTAATAATAAATATGCCACCCCGTCATACTAAGTCAGAATTTGCATCGTATCTTTTCCCTGCATGGTTTTTGGGGCAGTACCCAGATAAGAAGGTGATCCAAACAGCCCACACAGCAGAGTTGGCAGTTGGCTTTGGTAGAAAGGTGCGTAACCTTATACAGTCAGAAGACTATCAAAAGGTTTTCAAAGGCATAGAACTCTCAACAGACAGTAAAGCAGCAGGTAGATGGAACACAAACAAGCGTGGTGACTACTTCGCTATTGGTGTTGGTGGTGCTGTAACAGGTAAAGGTGCGGATATTCTTATAATTGATGACCCACATTCGGAACAGGAGGCTCAATTAGGGCAGTACAACCCCGATGTATACGACAAAGTATACGAATGGTTCACATCAGGTCCTCGTCAGCGTCTACAGCCTGGAGGTGCGATCATACTTGTGATGACTAGATGGTCGAAACGTGACCTAACAGGTCAGTTACTGAAGGTTATGCAGGAAAGAGAGGGTGCAGATGAGTGGGAACTAATACAATTACCTGCGATTATGCCTTCTGGTAACCCTTTATGGGGTGAATTTTGGAGTTTACCCGAACTAGACAGCCTAAAAGCGGAACTTCCTGTATCAAAATGGAACGCACAGTACCAACAAGACCCCACATCGGAAGAAGGAGCGTTAATTAAGCGTGAATGGTGGAACGAATGGGACGAATCAGAGCTGCCACCATGCGAATGCATCATTCAGTCATGGGATACAGCGTTTTTAAAGACAGAACGGAGCGATTATAGTGCCTGCACCACATGGGGAGTGTTCTATCACCATCAAGATGTAGATCAAAGCCGCCCTCACCTGATTCTTTTAGATGCATTCAAGGAAAAACTAGAGTTTCCAGAGCTAAAACGTGCTGCCTACGATAAATACTGGGAGTTTGAACCAGATCAGATGATAGTAGAAGCAAAAGCCTCTGGTGCTCCTTTGGTATTTGAGCTTCGGCAGATGGGAATACCCGTTACAGACTTCACACCCACTAGGGGAAACGATAAAATTGCTAGGGTCAACGCAGTTACAGACTTGTTTTCTAGTGGCAGTATATGGTACTATCCATCAAGGTGGGCAGATGAGGTTATTGAAGAATGTGCCTCTTTTCCCACAGGTGAGAATGACGACCTTGTAGATAGTACGACACAAGCCCTGCTAAGATTTCGTCAAGGGGGTTGGGTTAGAGCAGAAAAAGATGATTGGGATGACGAACCAAAATACAAAAGACCAGTGGAGTATTATTGATGGCTGAAAAAAATATAAGAAAAAAAATACTTAAACTTAGAGATACGGTTAAGAGTTCAACCAGTCCAATAACAAAATCTAAAGCAGATAAACAACTATCGAGAGCAACAAAAAAGTTAGACAAAAGAATGAATGTCGGTTTGTTTGGTCTAGGAACTAGAGAAAGAATTAAAAAAAATAGAGAAGAGTTTTTAAGAGGTGAAAGCCCAAAAAACATTTCTGATCGTATGTTCAAAAGAGGAAAGAAAAAACCTATAAAGCCTGGATTTGTTGGTAGAAAATCAGAAGAAATGAGAAGGGCTGTTCAAAAACAAAGAAGAATGAGTAAAATGCGTGGTGGTGGTATAGCCAGATCAGGTTCAGCAAGTTTATCAGGATATAAAGTGAGATGACAATATCTAGAGCCAGTATGAAATCACAACTGGTTAGAGGTAAGAAGAAGTTTGTAAAACCTAAGAAGAAAAAGTATAAGAAAAAAAATAATAGACTCAAATAGTAACATGGTATTAATCTAAACAAAACTACAGGGGTACATTTCTATGACAGAGGCAGAAAAAAGAAGAAAAGAAATTCGTGAGGCTTTAGCTAGGTCTAAAAAAACTGGAGGCACAGGTTTCACTAAGAAAGAAAGACCAGGTCTAGGTATGATCGTAGGCAATCAAGTAACGACAGATGCTAGTGGAAACGTAAAAATAAAAAGACCTGCACAGGCTAAAAAAGAGGCAGCAAAAAAACCTAGCAGTGTACCAAACCTAAGAAAAGATAGAAATAACCTAAACGTAAACACGCCTACTTTGGGTGCAACGACTAATAAAAAAAGCAAGGCTCCAGATCAAGTTAAGAATAAACCCCCTAAGAAAACAGACCCACTTGCAGGTAAGCCAAGAAGCATAGCGGCTGCTAAAAGAGCAGGTCAGTTATATTTCTTTGATAAAAATGGTGTTAAAAAACTAGCTGTTACCAAGTCTGATTTAGACAAAACAGGGTTAACTCTAAAGCAGTATGCAAATAAATTTGCCCCTAAAAAAGTAACGAAGAAAGAAGCAGAAAAATTTAAAATCAGAAAAGCTGGAGGCGGAATGATGAAGAAAAAAGGTTACGCAGGTGGCGGAAAAATGAAGAAGAAAGGCATGGCAGCAGGTGGCAAAATGAAGAAGAAGATGACTGCCAAGGGTGGCGGTATGATGAAAAAGAAGATGATGGCTATGGGTGGTGCTATGAAGAAAAAGGGCTACGCTGTAGGAGGTGCTATGAAGAAGAAAGGCATGAAGAAGGGCGGTAAGACCATGAAGATGAGAGGCGGAGGTCTAGCCACTAGAGGCACAAACTTCTCTATTAAATAATGGTAGTAGATAAAAACCTAGAACCCTTTGAGGTAGAAGAAGGGGGAAACCCTGAAGAGTCTGAACTAAAAGTTGAGATAGTCAATCCAGACGCTGTGTCTATTGGCACAGATGATGGTGGCATGGTCATAGACTTTGAGGGAAGTGCCACAGAGGAACTGGTAGGACCAGACCATAATTCAAACCTAGCTGAGTTCATAGAGGACAGTGATCTAGAAGAGATGGCATCTGAGCTTGTAGAGGACTTTGATTCAGATAGAACGTCTAGAAAAGAATGGTCGAGATCATACGTTAAGGGTCTTGATCTTCTTGGTATGAAGATAGAAGAAAGAACCCAACCTTGGGAGGGTGCTTCAGGAGTGTTTCACCCTTTACTATCAGAAGCTATTGTTAGGTTCCAAGCACAGGCTATGGGAGAGATATTTCCAGCAGCAGGACCTGTAAGAACAAAGGTTGTAGGAAAACAAACAAAAGAAAAGAACGAGCAGTCAAAGCGTGTAGAGCATGAAATGAATTACATGCTTACAGAGGAAATGACAGAGTATCGGGACGAAATGGAGCAGATGTTGTTTAGATTACCTTTGGCAGGCTCTGCGTTCAAGAAGGTATACTACGATCCTATTATGGAACGACCATGCTCTATGTTTGTACCTGCTGAAGACTTTGTGGTGTCATACGGAGCGTCTGATCTAATGTCATGCTCTAGATATACCCATGTAATGAAGAAAACAGAAAACCAGATAAAAGAGCTACAGGTTAATGGATTTTACAGAGATATTGAGCTACCAGACCCATCTAGAGATGACACAGACATACAGGATAAATATGATGAGATGGAAGGTAGTGACACTGTGTATGACGAAGACGATAGATACACAATACTAGAGATGCATGTCGATCTTGATATGCCAGAACCATTTGAGGACAAAGATGGTCTAGCAAGACCATTCATAGTTACAATAGATAAATCATCTAGAACAATATTATCCATCAGAAAAAACTGGTATGAAAGCGATGAGAAAAAAAATAAACGACAGCATTTTGTTCACTATAGATATCTTCCTAGCCTTGGGTTTTATGGTACAGGACTTATTCATCTTATTGGTGGGTTGGCTAAATCGGCTACGTCCATACTGCGTCAGCTTATCGATGCAGGTACTCTATCGAACTTACCTGCTGGTCTTAAAGCTCGTGGTCTTAGGATTAAAGGGGATGATTCGCCTCTCATGCCTGGTGAGTTCAGGGATGT